TAATCTTGTAAAGTTTTTATACTTTTCGTATTTAATTATGTTTGTAAATTTATCAAACATTATATCACCTTTGTGCGATATGATAAAGATGTTTTCTCTTTCTAGTGTTTTGATTATTTTAAAGAAGTCATCTGTTCCTTGTCCGTCTAAACTACTATCAAATATTTCATCTAATATTAATAAATTTGTATTTACACTATTTTTCATTTTTGCTATTTGTCGCCAAGTAAATAATAACGCCAAATCTATTCTCATTTTTTCACCTTCACTAAAACTATTGTAATCAAAAGTATCTCTAAATCTACTTTTTACTGTTTCATTAAATTCTTCATCTAATTGAAAGTGTACAAAAAAGTCCATAGCTTGTAAATATTGATTGATTAAGGTATTCATTATAGGTACATATTTTTTAATGATTTGTGCTTTTGCACCTTTATCATTTAATATATCTCTTAATACATCTATGTAATTTTTTTCTTCTACAACTTTATCTCTTTCAATTTTTGTTTCTTCTAAGTCTTTTTTTAATTGTTCTAATTGTTCTTTTACAGCGTTTGAATCTATTTGTTTATTTTCTAATAATTCAAGTTCTTTATGTATTGTATTTGAATAATTATCTAAACCAATTAAAGATGTTTCTAATTTAGATACCTCTACGTTCATTTCATAAAGTTTTTTAGAAACTGCATCCATTTCTACAATCTCTTTTTCGTTTTTTTCTATTTCTTGTAAAAGAGATTTCATACCATCTTGTAAAGTAACTATTTTTTCTTTTTCATAGATTTTTTTGTTGTCTTTAAACTTTTCATCAATTGGTTGTGTACAAGTTGGACAATTATCATTTTCTTCAAAAAATTCTAAAGTCTTTTGATGGTTTTGTAAATTTTGTTCTATCTTTGCTTCTAATTTTGAAAGTTGGTTTGCTTTCTTTTGTATTTTATCTTTGTCTTGTAGTTTGACATTTAATTCAGCAATTTTCTCATTAAGATTATCAAATTTTTCTAAGTAGTCTTGTTTTACTTTTAAATTTTCACTCAATATATTTTTCTTTTTAGATGTATCATCAACATCTCTACCTTGTATCTGATCAAAGTGTTTTTTCTCTAGTTCATATTTGTTTTCAATTAAATCACATTTATGTCTTAACTCAACAACCTTATCAGATAAATCTGTTTGTTGTCTTCTTAATAATATATCCATTAAACTAAAAACTCTTATGTCTAATATTTCTTCAACGATTTCTCGTCTATGTCTTGGTCTTAAATTCATAAACTGATCATAGTTGGACACACCTAATAAAGCAACTTGACAAAAGGCTCTATAATTTAATCTTATAATATTTGTTTCTAAGTATTTTTGGTAATCTATATTTGAGGCTTCTTGGTTAATTAAAGTTCCGTCTTGGTATATTTCAAATAGATTTGGTTTGATACCTCTAACGATTTTATATGACTTTGTTCCTATATCAAATTCAAGTGTAACTTCACAATCACCATTGTTTACTGTGTTAACCATTTGTTCCTTTTTGATACCTCTAAAAGGTCTATTAAACAAAGCAAAACAAAGTGCATCTAAAAAAGTAGATTTACCAGAACCGTTTGGTCCTACAATTAGTGTTGTATGAGCTTTTGATAGTTCTATCTCAATTGGTACATTACCTGAAGATAAAAAGTTTTTATATTTTATTTTTTTAAAAGTAATCACGTGGTAATTTTTCTTTGTTTATAACTCTTAAATTGCCTGATACACTTATTCTAGTTACTTTAGATTTAAAAGGTGCCACCCAATGTTGTAATAAAGCAGGAAACATATAAAAATCTCCTACTTCTGGTATTATTTCAGTACCAGTTGTTGCCCAACGAGGTCTTGCCTGTAATCCGTATTCAAACACTAAAGCTCCAGGTGGAGATGATGTGCCTTTAAACTGTTTCATTTCATTTTTTAATTCTTTTGGTACATCTAAAAATAATACAAACGAATAATCACCGCCGTGTGTATGTACAGGATTAAAGTCACCAGCTTCCATATAATTGACCCATAAATCATCAGCACGTAAATCCACATTTACTTCTTCTATTCCGTGATATATACAATGTCCGTGTCTATATGCTTTTATTATCGGGTGTATTTCATTATAAAACCATTCTTGTATATTTTGTGGATATAAAAATTGATTGTCTAAATGACCAGCCAAAGCGTGATTATAACTTTCTTTTGTTTTAATACCTTCAGTTTTTAATTTTTTTATGATGTAATCAGGTACCTTTGTCTTCATAACATAAGGTCCCCAATTCATATACGAATAATCTACTTTTTTTATTTTACTCATTTGCCTCCATATAAAGTTCTTTAGCAAATTCTTTTAACTTATGTTTATCTAAAGGAGTGTCAACTTGATCTATGTAATTACCTAAAAATGTAAGTGTGTCTTCCCCTTGTTCTAATATATCTTCTCTTACGGATGCTTTAATGTCTGTTGGGTCTTCTACAATAATAAGTTCGTGTACATTTGATTTATTATAAAATCTCTCAACTAAACGATTATACATTTCTTCGTTTTTCTTTTCAGATATAAACATTTTAACAAAACAATTTTCATATGGTGTAATATCAAAATTTGTATAGTCATTTTTTGAATCATCATAAACAAATTTTTTAAATATAATATTTGGATTTTCTATTCTTTCTAATTCTCTTGTTTCCGTATCAAATATATGAAATCCTTTTGGACAATTATAATCAGACCACATAATTTGATATTGTGTTCCTAAATAATAGATGTGACCATTATCTGATTTTTTGTGGAAATGTCCTGATAATACTTTTTCAAATCTTCTAAATTGTTCAGGTTCTAACCCTTGCATATTCATAACACCACGATGCATTTCAAATCCTTTAATCTCTAAATGACCAAAACAAATTTGTGCATTTGTAGTATCAATTGCGTGTATAGATTCTTCTAAATTGTCATCACAAATCCAAGGTAACATTAAAATTTTTAAACCATCAAACTCAACTTCTTTTGGACTTGAATAAATCCAAGGTTCGTTTTGTCCATCATAGGTAGTACATAGTTCTGTAATTGAGTTTACTTCATTTGTATTTTTATAATAAGTATCGTGGTTTCCTAATATAATATGAGTATCAATTTTTTCTTCCCACAATCTTTTCATAAAATTTTGTCTAAAGGTATGCGCTGTTTTAAAATTAATAAACTTTCTTCTATCAACAACGTCACCTAAATGTACAAGTGTTTTTATGTTGTGTTCTTTACAATAGGGAAAAAATATTTCATCAAAAAATTTTGTGAAATAATCTAAAAAAACAGGACTATCATTTCTCGCACCAAAGTGCGTATCATTTAACAAAGCAATCTTCATAATAACTAACTAAACAAACTTGTTGATTTTTTTCTTTTGATTTTCTTTTTTTCTTTTTTTTTAGGTTCTTCAAGTCTATTATTCTTTTGTAAAAATTCTGTAAATTGGTTTTTAAATTCGCCATCTTCGTGTGGTTGTAGTGTCATATCATCATAGTTTGCATCAGCAATAAGTCTTTGTTTAACCTCTACCTGTTTCTTTTCTTTTTGTATTCTTCTAATAAAAGCATAGTAAATAATTTGAGTAAAATAGGCAAAAGGATTATTTGATTTAGCGGGATTAAAATTGTCTAGGTATTGTAAACAGTTTTCTATACCATCACTAATCATATCATCTCTAAATGTATAGTTAATAAAATTGGGTCTATACGATAAGTGATTCGCAATCTTTAAAAAACAACTACCTAAATAATTGTCAACAGGTGGTTTATTTTTACCTTCTTTTTTAGCAATATTACATTTTCTTTTATATATTTTCATTGCCTCTAAAAAGAGTTTATTATCTACATAGTGCTCTTTTTGTTTTTTTATTTTTATCATAATAATACTATACTATATTTCCTTCTTTTTGTCAATGTTTTTAGTCTCATTTTTAGTAATAAAGTCTTTTATAATTTTACATAAATCTTTAAACTTAATTTCTATACTAGGATTTCTCATTGGTCTTTTAGGTATAATCGCAAGTGGTTTCACGGTTGACTTTTTCATTTTTTTATGTATAATTGAGCTTGTAGAGCGATGGCAAGGATAGATTCGTATAAAGCTCTAATGTAGAGTTCTTTTATCAATAACTTCACCATACTCATCTTCTAGTTCTTCAAATATTTCATTTAACTTCTGATTATCTTCATCTGATAAATGTTTTCTTTCATATCCCTTTTGCTTAGGAGTGTCTAATTTATCATAATCTTTTATTATATTATTATAACTTGTTGACATTTGAACGGAGGCATTTGTAATAGTCATTATTTTATCTTTTGGAATAGATATAATTGT